CCTCAATGTGTTGGTAAGGTACAACATAGTTGTTATAGTAATGGTCCTGATCACAATTGAACAGTTGATAGTTTGGTAGTGTAATTGGAGACAGATCCGACTTTTGGTCGTAAATCGCCTCCAATTCCAATTGCTGCGCCCTAGTGACACCGTAGCGTTTGGAAACTAGCACTCGTGTGCGTTCTCCGATTGGTTTTCGGAGTCCTTCATGCTTCAAGTTGAAGAATAATCTCTCTCTTTCCCAAGCTGAAATATCCATCTTTGCCATTGTCGAATGCAATTTTCTATTTGTGACATGTTGTGTCACACGAATTGCATACTGCGCTATCGATTGGATAATTGGGGCTCCAGGATATTGGGCGAGTAAAGACATTCCCTTACAACGAAGCAATGCGGCATGCGTCATGTCGCTTGCATGTAAGTATTGTCTAGTGGTCCAGGGCACCGTCAGCATCACTTTACGCGGATCTGTGATTACCAGACGGTCGATCTCGTCGAACACAATACCACAGAAACTGCATTCATTAATGAGCACATGTTTTTGTAGTTTAATGTGAAAACCAACATCGGCGAAATCCTGAGGTTGTGGGGGAACTCCGTCAAATGTGAATAATCCGTCATCTCCTTCAACGACACCTTTGACATTAGCGCAGCCCTTAAGCTTTGCTACAAAGAGCATTGTCATCAAATTAGAAAAACCGTTACCCAACGATGTAGACATTTCCCCGGACATCCTAGCCTGTACCGTAAATTTCATATTTTTAGAGACGATATTGTTGTCTCCACCAAGCACACCGAAATTCATCCTCATGAATTCGTGGGAATTCGGCAAATATTGCGTCATATATTCATACAAATTAAATTCTAGAATGTTCATCATTGTACTATCGAATTGCGACTCGTATGCAGTATAGTCAGTTTCGTAATAGGGTCCATGTGTCCCTAGTAGCTCAGTAATATAGGTCCCGCGTTCCAAAGTGGGAATATGTTTGATAAAGGAAGGCAACTTGTAGACCTCATTTTCTATGCACTTGATCCAGGGACCATACATGCACTTAAATTCATCGGTTCTACTCATTATCCACCTCAAGTGCTTATACACTTCATAACTCTCATCCTTGGGAAACCCTTTTACTGCTGCGACTCTAGTACTATTGTACAATTCTAAATTTCTTTTGTGTACTTCCCTTAATTTGTTTTTGTGTGCTAGCGGGTATTTACAATTCATTATCCAAGTTTCAAAACTCAGATCTGTTTGTGGTGCCAACGGTTGAAGTGGTGATTTCTTCAGATATTTTCTCACGAACCTATCGAACTTAACCAACAAC